AACATGAGCATTTGTGTCCATAATGATTTCGCCACGCCTAACATAGCTGTTATTAAACGTCTCAATTGTTTTGTTAAGGTCAGAATTTGCTTCAAGCTGTTTAAGAGTCGTTGAAGCAATTGAATTAAAGATTTTACCAGCTTCACTAAGATATCCATTAACTTCCTCCGTATCTTTGGCTGACATAGTAAATTTGGTGAGGTCTCTCAATAGTGCGTCTTGAGACCATACGTTTTTTGATTTTTTTAATGATGATGCATTGAAATTGTATTGGGCTTTCATTGTTTCAAATGTTTTTCCTACATATGAAGTATGCCATACAATTCCTATTTTACTTGCTTTGATCGTCTTGGCCATTTCCGTGCCTGCAGGAATTGCATATACAATTGTATTAGGGTGAAAGGTGACATAGCTTTTACCTTTGATTTTTTTCGTTTGCACATCTCCAGGCCCATATAAGAAGTCTCCTTGAATAACACCTTTAATACCTAAGTCTGGTAAATAACGTAAAGCTTGCTTTAATTTTGAATTAAGATCACCGCTAGTATCAGCATCAATATCAGCGTTAGTCTTATAGACGACTGGTGATTTATTAAAAATTCCTTTCTTAGCAACAAAAAATCTACCATCTCCTGGATCAATGCCAGCGAACACAGCCGGCGCACCATCCCATTTAACCGAGATAGACCCTTCATGTACACCTCCTAAAGTATCTCTTAAAGACCGTAAAGCTAGGATTGCTTCACGAGTACCATTAACTCCACCATAGATAACTTTATCCTCAATATGAGTCATATGTGTATTTTTTTGTTCAGTAATAAATTCTTTGAAGTTCATTATTTTATGCCTAACATATGATTAAATATCACTTCACAGTCTTTTTCATCGTCTAAAGAGTATGTTGACTTGCCTTTTAATTTTAATTTACCTTGAGCTCTTAGATTAACTGTAGATACATTTTCACCTTTTAATTCACCAGTTTTTAACATCGATGCGCCGCCTCTAACTAGTCTCATAGTAATTTCAATATCGCCTGCAAGTTGTGGTACTGGTAGTTTTAATGGATTTGATTTTAAATAAAACAATCCTAATTTACCTATTTGCATATAATAGCAACCTTTGCCAGCATACCAGTCATGAATAAATTTTGCATTAAATTTTACTGTAGTATTTGTAGGCTTTAACTTTCCAGCAGCAACAGCCTGTTCCCATGCCGGTTTTGTACATCTAAATGGAATTTTTTTAATTTCTTTGTGTAATTTTTTAGGCTCATAAGTTTTTAAATGTGTCATTAGAGCTTTATATTCACGAACTTTACCTTGCGCAGCTTTAATTAGCAGTTCTTGGGTATCAGCATCAATATTAGCTTTGCCTTTTTCTGCTAGAGTCCAATTGCTTCCGTCAAATTTTACAGATGACCCACCCATTTGAGCGTTCTTATCCATCTTAATTTCAAATGCAATTTCTTTACCTTTTAGATCCATATACATGTCGACTACATTACTAGCAAATCCGCCCGCAAGATCAGGTTTAAGTGTTAAGTCTGAGTTTTTCATTTTTTTAAGAGTCGCTTTAACTGCTTTGCGTACTTTTGCTTCATATTGTAAGCCTCCTACTGCCACAGTACCCTCCTCTAAAAATGATTTAAATTTTAGCATAACACTCTCCAATTAAGGTAATTATACACTATTTATAATTTTTTGTAAATAAAAAAAGCGCCATTGAGGCGCTTTCTTATCTATTTTTAATTTACTTAAAACTTCCCTAGCCATTTTGCAATTGGTCCAACAAATGGTAATAGTGCAGCTGCCATCAATAAGTTAGCTCCAGTATGTGCCATTGCTATTCGAAGAGTATCGCCTTTTGGCATACCATCTGAAACTAGAACACCTGCTAACCAAATAGTGCCAGTAGTACCTAAGTTTGCACCAAGAACTGCAGCAATAGCAGCTGGAAGAGGTAGGGCTCCAGCAGCAACTAAACCAATAATGGCAGTAGTTGATAAGCTAGATGATTGCCATAAAAGTGTCATGACAATTCCACCTACAAACATATAGATCGGATTACCGAGGAACCATGCAAGATGTTCCATGTTTCCCATAGATTTCATTCCACCTGAAAACATTTTTAATCCTACATAGAATACGACTAGACCTACTAAAGTAGTAATAATGGGATTTCCTAGATCCATTTTACTTACTTTCTTCCATAGCTTTTGCGCCTCTTTTGTCATTTGTCATAAATGCCCTTTTCTTCGCGGGCTTTACGCTCTCGCTCTAGAGTTTTTTGAATACCATAAGTTCGCCGCTTTGCTACTTCTTTTTTATCTAAATGTTCATAGCCACGAATGCCATTTTCTTTTGCCCAATCAGCAATCATATCAAGTTTATGAGCCTTCATTACAATTTCTCCTTCTAATAAGTGAACCTAGCCAAATGCTTCCGACACGCTGAACCCAATCATTATCAGGATTTAGATTCATCCAATGTTGAACAAGCACTGATCTCATATGATTTCGATCATCCATTGTTAATTGCTTTCAATTGATCTACCAATGACACAGAATCTTCAGGTGACTCTATGAGATGCTTTTGAGCTTCATACAGCCTCCACAAACGATGTCTAATAGATTTAGTTTTCTTTTGATTACCTTCCCATAAAGCAATCTCAGCATTAACGCGAGGTAGTCCCATTGCAATTGCTTTGGTATCCCTCATCACGCTTCTTTCATAACTCATACTGAACTTCCTTCTCCAATTGGTTCACTGGTATATGTATCCACATAATCACCATCGACATTATATCTACGGGTATTAGTAATCTTATATAACTGACTACTTACATATCTATAGGTAATCAAGGAGTGTTGATACACTCCTTGACTTGGTAGTTGATCTAGAGCAGATTTAAAAGGACCATCTGTCATTATGCAACTCTTACATTAATTCGTGCACCGCTGGTATAACCATTTTTGTGTGGTTTACCTTGGAACAAATACTGATTCCCATCAACATCTGAAAGAATAAGCGACTTTCCATTTACTTTAGTTACTTTTAAATTTTTGAATGTAACAGCACCTTTAGAATTGAGAACAATTTCCGGCTGTTCTTCAAGTTGGTTAAGTTTATTTGACGCAAATTGAATCATTGCTTCGAGTTGTTCACGTGTATAGCTTTTCATAATATATGCCCTCCTTAGGCGGTTTCTGCCATTTCAAGTGCCTTTTGCAAGGCGTTAGTTTTACGAGTTTGATTTCCACCGAACCATGATGAATACAAACGGTTGTCGGCATTACGACCTTGTACATGATCAGTAATGTATGTGACAGAATTAAATGCCTGCCACCAAGAGCCTTCTGCATATTTTGCACCAGGCTGTTGCTCTAAAACATCGTAAGCAAGTTTAGCATTACGAGACAAAGTATCTACTGAAAGATCTTTTCCTTGTACACGCTTATCTGCAGTACGAGGAAATACTTCGTTAAGATACTCGATGTAAGAATCGCTAGTGAATCGCTTTTTACCAAGAAATTCAGCATATTCTTTGTACGTATTAAGCTTTGATTTAGCGATGCCAAGAGTTTCTTTGACAGACTGTGGATCAAATTCAGTGCGATGACCGACTTTCACAGAGTTACTTGACTTGCTCTCAAGTGATAGTGACAAAGTATTGTTACATACTACACGAATTGGAGTAAAGCGAACATCGATCGCTTTGCCGTACTGATGTGGATTAGAGAAAAGAAGATACGAATCGACTTGATCTCCACCAAAGAGCTCGAATGACTCTTTGACTTTGGCAAGTGCCCATACCATCTGACCATCTTTAAGAGATCCAGCAGTATGCATTTCCATATCGCCTGCCATTACGTATTCATTAAAGAATTCGAATGCAGTTTCATTTTGTACAGGATTCCAATTCTCACCAACATTAGTCAGAATACGACCGTCAGTTTCTCGTACAAGAGACTTTTGACCAGTAGATCGACGTTGTCCGTCAAATTCAATAAAGGACTCAAGCTCACGAACATTCCAATTCAGATCAGCTTTATCCATCATTTGTACTGGAGTCAAATCGTTTGAGACCGGTACACCGAGACCATGCCAGGGAACCTGTCCTGCATATGCCATTGTTTCAACCATATGTGCCATTATTTGTCACCTCTCAAGATAGTAAAAGAATCGATGATCATCATCATCGCTACGCCTAGGAAAAACCCAGTAAGTAAAATCAAGACTTCATTCATAATATAGCTCCTTAAGCTGCTTTTAAAAGGGAAGGTGAAACAGACCACATACCTGCGGCAGTTTTAACTTTGATAGTTTTACGATTGACTTTCGTAACGGTACCAGCCATTGCACCTGCTTTGCTACTGACCCATTTTACTTTTTGGCCAGTTGTAAAAGAGCGAGCAGTATTCGCTTCACTCATTTTCCGTGCTTCGTTAAACATACGAGCAACGGTATTAAAATCATCGCCTTCCATTTTATTTAGAATGGCATAGATCTTTGCGATATCATCTTTTTTCAACATGTTTAGCTCCTCAGCTTTTTTCATTTTATAGATATATTATACACTATTTTTAAGCAAATGTACACAGTTAATTTCACTTTAATTGCATTTTTTTTCTGTAATTTTTCACAGCACCGATTACCATCGATGGATATTCACCAAGAAATGTGCCAGCTTCGAGATCACCCTTTGTGATAAGATGCTTATGCATATGCTCGACACTATCATAGTTTTCAGAAAGCCATTTGCCTAGCTCGTCAAACTCTGCATCTGAGATAAGAGGACTATCCTCTTTATAATATGCATAAGCACACATCAGATATTTTGCGACTGGATTTTTCATTACCACACCAACATAATTGGAAGAGATGCGACTAACAACATACCAAAGGTACCTATAAGAAACTTAAACATAGTTACTCCAAAATTCGTTCCATGTATCAGTCACGATGTACTGATAAGTTGAATGGCCAACTTCTCTCATAAACTCAATCATGCCAGGAGTTTCAGCTAGCTTTAAATTAAAGTGGCTAAATGTTTCAGATTCAGAAACAATCGCTTCGATGTCAGCAAGATCATAAAAAGTCTCTTGTGCATCCATCAACATTGACTTAACTTTACCCATTCTTATCTCCTCTTTTCATTTTATAGATATATTATACACTATTCTGGCGTAAATGTACACTAAAAAATGCACTTAATTGAAATTTTTTTTTTGATAAATAATAGTTACCTACAACAATTAATAGGAGTTCTGCATGAACTTGCAAGAAAAAGTGGGACATAAAGTTTTAGTAAGAGGAGATGTTGTAAAATCTCCGTCTGGCTCAAACGACTGGGTTGTTATAGATAATAGTAGTGACGGCAAATTAATCTTAGCATGTATTAGCAAATACATGTCGAAGGAGCCAAGTGATGTATACGAATGGTATAAAGTTAAATGATAGACGTTGAAATAATACGATCATTTAATCTAATCATCACATCATCGATTGATTCTCTGATAAACAGTTTAAGAATAAGTCTATCATGATCTACCGGCGTAACGCCGTGATAATCACTAGTATTAATTAAAGCACATTCATAAGGATACTCATTTCCTTTTACCCGCAAACTAATAGGGTCATCAAGACAATTAAGGTTAATACCTATTGCATTATCAATATCTATGTGATCTTTTAACCCTCTATGCGGAGGCATCCATCGATAACGTGGTTTAATGTTAAAACCTTCTAAATTCAAATCTTTAATAATGGGTAACGCTATCTCATCAATATTAAAAAGGTGCCACATTAGTAATTGGTGTGTTGAATCTCCATCAGCAGGATACCATGAACCTCTCATAAAGTTATCATAAAAGTATTGCTCTAACTTTTTTTTATCATAATTATAGTCTAGATGCCAAATCATATTTTAATTAATCTTTTTCCAAATTCTTCTTTTGTCCACTCAAGATTATTAATAAAACTCTCATAATTATTTGTGAGTTTCTTCACACTATCTTCTACTTTATATGGTGTTCCAAAGTAATCATTGAGAAATTTATGTGTTAAATCTTCATAATACCATAGAATAGGATTCATATCTGTAACATCAAAGTTTTTCCATATACGTTCCATATTAAAGAAATCATCTAAGTTATTTTTTGTTACTGTAATATTTTCATAAATTATTAAATTGTGTGGACTCTGCCAGCTTGTATGTTGTTGAAAAACCCAGCTTAAAAATCGTTTCCAAGTATTGCGGCGTTGAAGCATAATAATTTGATGATCTTTAAATGCATTTTTAAACCATTCCCGATAATCATAATAATATTCTCGAGAAAATGGCCTATAAAGGTGCTGTGGAAAAATCTTAAGGCTTTTATTAAGATCTATGTTTTTAATTTTTGACTCTATTATATCTACACGTCGACGATAATGGCCACCAAAATATTCTGCATTTGGTTCGTATATATTTTTAATATAACCAACTACCCATGTAGATCCTGATCTAGGCTGAGAAAATATTACGACTTTTTGTGCCATAATTGTACACCTTCTTCAAGTGGTCTGTCAAACCAGTTCCATTTAGGATCTAAAACCTCTACATCTGTCATACGAATCAATGCACTAAGTACTTTTTCATCTGTATATGCCCATAAGTAATCTGATTTTAACTCTTTTAATTGCTTAATACGATTCTGAATCCATGTATACCACTCAAGTATAAAATCCGATGAATAACATACTACTCCACCGTTGATCTTAGGAATATTAGTCAGCGATTGCCATTGTACACCAGCAAAGTGATTAAATTGATCAAATATGTTTTCATCACCTATAGCAAATACATCACAATCCATCATTACAACTTTATCATATTCTATATATTCCAGTGCTTGAAGTTTTTCAACAGTAATATTATATTTTGGATATTTACGTGTAGTAATAAGTTTATAATCTGCATTTATTTTTTTTGCATACGCTTGAATAGATGTAGATGACTCTTTAACCATTTCTGGTTTACTATGCCATCCTTCTCCTTCAGACCAAAATTGTAATATTAAATTTTCTTTCATTTATACAAAAATGTCTTAATTTTCTTATCAATATCGTCTCTTATTTCATTGCTTGTCTCACGCAAAATGTTTAAGATATCAATTATTACCCAGTTCTGATGACACTTTCCATTTTTAACAGTCCAAAAATCCATTACATAGGGTCTTATATCACTACCGGTAGCCAGTACGCCTAGGAAGTTTCCTTCGTGAGACATTCTCATAGATGGATAACCCATACTTGCTACATAATTGCCTTGGCTATATTGAATTTTATTTTCACCTAGCCAACCTGTTCTATTAGGAAACGCTTTTAACCATTTTATTTGATAGTTGTTTTGAAATTCTTTCATTCCGTCACAGCGTCCCATTACGTATGGACCATACCATTTCATATCTGCCGTCCAATGTTCTTCCATATTCATAGATTTCATATCAAATAAATCATAAGAACGTAAACCGTCAATCATATCTAACACTACACGTAACCCATCATTATCAATAGTATGATCAATAGGTTTCATTACTTTCGGCTTTTTGTTCCACGTCTCTTTAATAATACCTTTATCATATGCCCATTGCGATATATCGATATTGCAATACTCGCCGTTTTTAGTAACTTGTAAACCTGCTAGGAATGTATAACCACATTGAGTGTGTATGTGAAACAGCTTACCGCAGTTGTTACCATCACGTACAGTCATTATTTTTTCGTGTACATGATTTGGAAACATAGCATCAAATTTAATAATATTAAAAGGATATGAATAAATCAACCTTGAGCACCTACAATATGAATACGTTCATTGTAACTACCGTTAACAAAGTTGTGTTCACGCGTTGTATCAACCCAATAAACTCGAGTTGGTTTTAAGCGATATATTTTATCCTCGATGATAAATACAGCCTTTTCATCAGTCTGTATAGGGATATGAATACGCGGTGTAAGGTCTTTATGAAATGAATAAGTGGAACAAGGTGCCATTCTCATAACCCGTGTTCTACACATATGCAATTCTTCCATAATATTATTGATGTAAAGAGTATCGTATACTGGGATTATATACTTTTTTTCATTTCTCCACCAATCATCATCTGGGGTTTCGGCTGTTTGTATCCCCAATTGTTTTTCAAGAGGCAACTTCTTCATATCGTTCACTAGATTTATCATATACAAGTGGTATCCTAGATCTACTACAGGAGGAGTATCCGAATCTCCTGGGGTTAGTGTATTCAAGTTTGACTCTGTGAGTGTATCTAATCTCATTTGGCACCTTTCCTTCAAATACACATTCTGAAAAACTGTAATTTCCTATATCAGTATCAAATGTTCCGTTTTCATTACCGCCACTTACTCTACAATTAAAATCCATATGATAATAACCGTTGAGGAATTGCCAGTAAAGTATCTTATTATTTACATGTAGCCTTTGCTGAAGTTTATTTACGCAATTATGTATATGATCATCTACAGGGAAGAATGGAGTATGATATCTCATGTTGCGATTATTTTTATACTCCATACAGCCATAAGTCATGATGTGCCATTTGCCATTTTTATCTGCATATACGTGTACTGATATAATTTTATCAATATCCATATAATCTTGTACGAAAATATTATCCCCCACAACCTTTTGTCTATTTGTAATATAAAAATTTTCACCGCCTGAGTTGCCGGCAACATCTTCTTTAACTATTACTTTATCACTGACATTAGATACTGTGGGTATACCTATTTCATTACAAATTTCATCCTGTTTACTTTTAGAAAGAAAGAAATCCTTTACTTCTTCATTATATGATACATCACATCCGAAGGCTTGTAGGTAATCAAACTCAATTTGTGCGTGATTGCATTTACCTAGAATGATTTGATCTGGAATAAAATTATTAATGGAATCGTGAGCTTCATTGAACATACGTTCGCTTACATTAGATGGACTACGAGAATATTCATAAACATATGTACTATAATTCTTAGATTTGCAGTAATTAAAAAAAGGTTCAATTCTTTTACGAGCTCCTATGAAGAGCACATTTTTATTAGAATTCATTTCATAATTCTTTCGTCCTTAAAATCTTCAATCAACATAGTTTTATACTTACGCCAATAATGTATTAGGTTTGTGTCAAATCTATCTTGATGAGGATATCTTCCGAGATGATAATTCCAATGATTACACATTTGATTATATGAATCTAATTCTTTTACAATTTTATTAACAATTGCCTGATCAAAATGTCCTAAAGATGCTTCAAGTTTTTCTTGAGTATCATGAAGGTGTTGAAGATTTTGTACATAATTTGTAATAAATTTGTAAACTGACTTCGGAAAAATTACAACGCCTGAGTTAATGTGACCTTTGTTTTTAAACCATCCACACGACTCACTAATATTAGAATTTTCCCAACGGTCTTGAGTTTTCATGAAATAGGCTGAAATGCGTGCTGAATCGTATTGACTAAAAATATCTTGAGCATTTTGTGTGGCTAAAATGTCGGCGTCCATCCAACAAATAGCATCATAATCTTTACACCATCCTTCTGTAAAAGGAAGAAAGATTCCATAGAAAGGAGAAATTTCATGTCTTTGATTTAAGAATTTATAATCATGTCCTTTTTCTTTAGCATATTTGCAAATCGATTGACGAGAATACTCATAATATTGATTCTCGTCTTTCATGATGTGATAAGTGTGCTGACCTTTTGGAAGGGAATAGTAATATTGATATATTAAAGTCTTCATTTTAATTATATCTCTATTTATATAACAGCTTATAAAAGTTACCACTTTTCTGTTTCTAGGTAAGTGGCCAACCCACAGATTACAAAGTTATGCTGCCAATGGTCTCATTGGATCTACACCTAACATATCACCCCAAGCTGCATAGTAATGCCTCATACCCACTTCATCATGAATAGTACCGTTTTCATGGCGACCATGTAAGATGCGTCTTGCCTCTGTACCTTCACGCATAGTTGTACCTTGACCAGCAACGCCAATTAGATCTTCGTGCAGGTTACGACCGAATGGGCCCCAAATCGAATTATGGTGCTCAATTCTGGTTGCACGCTCTTCTGGTGTATCTTTCTTTAGGCCATATCCGCGGAATTCAATCAACACTTTATTTGGTCCAAGAGGTGTAACACTATCAGATCGATATGCACTGCCTCTGAGGTTGAAGTTAAAGCCGGGGAACAGGTCAACCATATACCACTGGTTTGGTGGCAGGTTAGGGAATGACAATTCACCTCTGTCTTCAAAGCCTTCATACTCTTCATATTGCACTGTAAAGCTACTTACATTCACGTGACCATTGTCAAATGGGATGTTCTTACGTGCAAAATATGCATCGTTAAAGCCCGTCACACGGTTATGGTAGTGCATGAAGTCATGATAAAACTCGCTGTTTGTGTCATGCCAAAGCTTGTAATTCGTATCAATGATTGACTTGTGATAATGGAAAACTTCCATTTCTTCGGTATCAATCGCATCAGCGATGCAGTCAAAAGCTCCTGCTGTCCACTCTTCTACAGACTGCGATGGATTCGGATCTAGCGTGACCCATACCATTCCACCGTGTTTTACTTCGCAATGCAATTGTGGTTCAACAGTTACTATAGGCGCAGCCAGTGTACCACTAGGTGCCCAACTGCCATAATTGCGATATGCTCGAACACCGTTACCTGTGTTGTATGCAATAACATTAACGCCTGCTATTTGCGTTGTTCGATAGTCTAATTCGTTACGCATTTCAGAAATGTGACACATAGGGATCCAAACCTTACTAAAGATTTGTTCCATCTCTTGGTCATGGATTTGCTGGTTATTATAGCATTCGCTTGAGATATATTCTATGTTCGGTGTCTCTAACCACTTCTTATGATTTCTTGGCGGCATATAGCTCTCCTTTAATTATATCTCTATTTATATAACAGCTTATAAAAGTTACCACTTTTCTGTTTCTAGGTAAGTGGCCAACCCACAGATTACGCAGCTAAGCGCATCTCAGGAGCAAAGTTATCGTTTGCATTTAGTCATGTCTTGCGTTAACCCAGCTTGCGCGGGATAGCTCCACGTTCCTATCCAATATCCGTCGATCCTATTTCGCCCCCATCATAAGAACACTATTCGAACCAAAGGAGAAAATCCATGCTTCCTGTAATCTTGTATAAGACAAACATCATCATACAAAACCACAATAGCCAAAATAACCAAAAGCCTAAAAACCTGTACACTTTTTCCATAGGCAAATACTTTTCAAGTAATGTAGTAATGTCCCACACATATCTAAATTGTATGATCCAACAAAACCATCTTATGTATTTGTTAGGTGTATTTTCTTTAGTTATCTTAACCATGATCTCCTAGTGTGCTTATGGTGGAGGCGGCGGGTACTGCCCCCGCGTCCGGCCTATCTTTCAGTCTGTTTCATCACTATAATATTATATATTATATCACACTCTTCTGAGAATGTAAACATATAAATAAAGTAAAGAGCGAATTATATTTTCAATTGATATAGACTATGGCAATACTTATTTAGAGGTTACCATGGTAGATCCAGTATCAGCATTAGCAACGGCTTCTGCTGCATTCGGCGTACTGAAAAAGGGCTTTGCAATCGGTAGAGATATCGAGTCCATGGCAGGTGACCTTGGGCGCTGGATGTCAGCTATGTCTGATTTAAGTGAAGCTGAAAAGCAGGCAAAAAATCCTCCAATATTTAAGAAACTAGCCTTTAAGGGTTCAGTTGAACAAGAAGCAATGGAAATATTTGCTGCTAAGAAAAAAGCAGAACAAATGAGAGAAGAACTTAAAAATTATATTGGGTTTACTTTAGGTCGTAGTGCATGGGACGAACTAGTTCGTATGGAAGGAACAATTCGTAAGGAGCGCCAAGAAACAATTTACAAACAGGCAGCTAGACGTAGAAAGTTTTTAGAAGCAGTAGCTATTGTATTAGCTATTATATTATTTGCTGGATCGTTTATCGGTCTTCTTTGGTTTGCCATTTCGTTAAATTAGGTGTTACATGAAATTGTATGTCATAATAGGTAATAGCCTACTCATCTTATTCTTTATATTGTTTTTATCATTTGCTGCATATATACCAACAGCTAATGCTGTTGATTGGACTCCTATGCAAAAGTTATGGAGAGGAATGGTTGAAGAAAAGCGAATGACTACATGTCGTTTAGCTAAGAGAAAAGTAGTAAAAGAACAAAAAATATGTTTGTACGAAGGTGCAAATAAGACAAGAGAAACCATTTTCGTAGATAAATTTGAGCAGTGCCCTAGAACTTTATCTTGCGTATATGAGCCAGATAAAGATGCTCCTAGTATTTTAGAAATGATGGAAAGTTTAGAAGAGAGCTTAAAGTGAAACATGTATTTTTGTTATTGGTATATTTAGGTACAGGAGATTCTAGACAAGTTGTTAGCCAAGATATGTTTTTTAGAGACTTAAATAGCTGTAATTGGTATGCATCTAAAATAGTAAAAACTTATGGTAATTATAGCTATTCACAATTTATAGATCCAAGAGATAGAGTAACTGCTTATTGTCTACCAAAATATGTAGACGTTGGAGATGAGAGAGTAAATCTTTATGATTGAAATTAATGACATAATTAAATTAAAAATTACTAATATGAGAGAAAAGCGAGATCTTCTAAATCACAATGGCGACTTAGAAGATCGAATAGATGATATCAAACTTAGAATTTATAAGATGAAAATAGACTTAGGACATTCAGTTCCAACAGAACCAATGGTTATTAACCCTAAGATTCAGAATCATGCACGTAAAGTTGAATCAGCGCATAATGCAAAACCTTCATTAAGTCTTTCCGAGCGTCTGCGGCAGAACCCTTCTTTCCATAACGCTGCGCGTACTTAAGAACATTACCAATACAAAAACCCGTGCCATGACCACCGTCAATAATAAACTCTGTGGCTTGGAAGTTATCTTTTGAATAGTGACCACCATATGTGGAATCAATATAGTCTTTAAATTCAGCAATTAATTCTGCTTCATTAAATTTATATTGAATTTTTGGTATTGTTACAGAAGGTGTTGACCGATTTAGATCGCGTATCATTTATTTCTCCCAACGATAAAAGATGTGGTCTTTGATGCGTATAGTGCGTGTCTTTGTTTCTGCCCAAGCGGGCTGAACATATGTTGCATGATAGTGTGTTGCGCCTTTAGTGAAATCTTTCATAGGTGATCTACCTACAACCTTAAAGGCGATTATACGAGCCAACTCATAAACATCTAAATCATACTCAGGAATAATATCTGACTTTCCATCACAATACCAACTAAATTGACAGCGGTTTTTGATTGGATAATATGTTCCTGGTGTTTTCCAAGATTCACGAGTTGGTCCTTGCTCAACTACACCACAATATGTATTTGGATAACGATCATCAAGAACGCGATTACGAGTTACTAAAGCTACAGCAATCATACCTTTAGTCGGTTGATTGCGA